TTCATTGAGCTCAATACCGAAAGGAGGATCGCATTCGGTAAAGTTCATCATACAATAAGTGCGAAGGCTAGCCATTCCATCGAAGCAGTCCTTGATGATGTAGTTGGAGTCAGCCTGTCTGAGGGCTGCATTAATACCAGCTTGTTTGGCATCTTTACCTTCAGGCTTCTTCAATCGTTCGTCTTGGCGACGCTTAAGTTCATCCGTGACTGCAGTCATTTCGAGAGTCTTGATAAACTTGCGGGCTTCGTCAGCGGTTTTCAATTGGCTCAGCTCTGGAATAACCTCAAGGTACTGTGCCATTTGAATAGCGTCAGCCGTACCTGCGGTGGACTTGTCCAGCAACTCAGCTGTTTTTCGACCAGACCAGTTCGGGTCTTTCGCTTTGTAGAAGTCGTCGATCTTCTTGGTGAGCTTAACACGCTCCTGCCAAGTGAAGTCCTTGCGGTGGATGTTCTCAATCAGTTCAATCTCAGCGGAGTCTGTGGCATCCACGAAAGGACGAATGATTGCAGGGATGTGTTTCAATCCTATGATCTTACACGCAGCAATACGACGCCCACCAGCAAGGAGGTTAAGCTTATCGTCCAGAGTAATAGGTTGAATAACGCCCTTCTCTTTGATCGACTTAACCAGTTCATCAATGTCTCCCAAGTCCTCACGCGCGCGATCAGAGACAATGATAGTCTCGATAGCAATTTGTTTCATTTTGTCTTTACGTTCCACCTGCACGTCTGACATTAACCTTCTCCTAGGCCAAGCAATAGTTGTTGAATCTGTTCGGGACTTAAGTTCTTCAGCAGGGCATCGACCTTACTGGTTTCTTTCTTAGCTTTAACCTTGACAGCTTTCTCTTTGTGCTTCTGTGCAGCGGGGCGTGTGACAGTTCGGCTATGCCGAATCTCCTTGAGACGTTCCCGAAGTTCATCATCGGTTAACTGGTCAAGGGGTTTAATAAGATCTTGCATTTGCATGAGTCCTCCGACGTGTCATCTCGGTGGTTGCATTGTACTTAATGTCAGCATCCATATCTCCCTGCTTAAGAATCCAAGTCAGGTAATCGACAGGAACTTCCGACCACTTACTACCTCGGTGTTTGCCGAATGGGATAGTTGGGAGAAGTGCTGGGAGGGAAGACCATTCAACCAGTTGCTCAATAGTGGATTGTTCTTTGAGTCGCAGAAAGATATGGTATGTGACGTTTGCATCGTGTCCAGCAGAATGTGCTTGCTGATCCCAGCCTCGACCCAAGAACTGCAACCCAAGCCAGTAACGAAGAGTTTCATTCTTGTGGTTAGGGGCATCAGGCCATATGCGAAGTGCACACTTATATGTGCATATCCACTTGACGTTGAGTCCATTGAAGGTATCCTTCAGTATATCTTGTTCGTACTTAGCATTGTGTGCGATAAAGGTTGTGGGGCCTTCACATAGGTCACGAAGCTTCATCTGTGTAGCACCCCAGCTTTCTGCCCCAGCTACATCAGCATCAGTAATGTGGTGGACTGCAGAAGTTTCAGGTGGGATAGGAATGGGAGGCTTGATAAAAGAAGTTTGCAACCCATACTCAGCGCTGTACAACCCCACCTCAACAGCGTGTGCAATCTTTGGATCAATGTTAGTTGTTTCAAAGTCAATCGAGTAGATGTTCATTGAAAGCTCCACAGAAAAACCCCAAGGGGATTGCTCCCCAAGGGGTCAAAGCAAAACCTCTTATTCGCCCTTGATGCGAGGGATCTGGAGACGATTGTAGACGTTGCCGCTGTCGTCAGGTTCGGACAGGGAAACTTCTGCATACGCTGAACAGCCAACCATATCCATCGGCAGTTGCTCGGTGTCAATACCTCCACGATCATAGGGAACGTTGAACAAAGCGAGGAAGCGCTTCAAGAACAATGCTTTGCCAAGTGCTTTTTCCGGCAGGTCATCTTCATTGGGAAGCGTAGCGAAGTGCGTGATGTTAGGCGTGTTGGCATTCTCAGTGAAGCCAATCGTAACCTTGAACATCGGAGTACCGGGGTGTGCAGAGTTCGGCCCGGTCTTGGTCAGTTCGCACTTGGTGATCTGAAGATTGTACTTGCCCGGCTGAGCCGGCTTGGATTCAACTGCATCATCAAAGTTAACAGGAATGTAAGTCATTGGTAGTTTCTCAGTGAGGGACTTTCGTCCATGTGTACCCAGTTAAGCGGGATGCTTAAGGTTGGGCGGGGTGAACTGTTGTCCAAAATTTGGACAGCAGTTATTCATTCGCGTCGCCTGTCTTGTTCCTTGTGGAAGGAGTTGGCAAGTTCATACGCGGCATAGGCTACGGCATCGGTGGCACTGATACCAAGGTCACTGGCATCTTCAAGCAATTCAGACTGATCGCTGGTCACAAGGACCTTGGCGAATTCAAGAGCGGTTGCGTCAACGTGGCACTGTTTCATTTCGGTTGTCCCTTCATTGCATCTTGCATTAACTTCCCAAGGCCTTGATTGCCAAGGGGCTTTGTGAAATCTAAGGTTACATTCTCAAATGGCTTGAGACCCTTGAAGGATGTACGGATACCTTCATTAGTACGGTCTGGAACAGTGTTCAGGCGGTAATCAATCTTACCCTGTCCATCGTTCGCTACGTCGCAGAAGAATACGTCACTGAACAGCAAGGGGATTTTGGTCTTAAGCCTACCCGTCATCATTGCGCCACGGTAGATACGCTTGGTCAACTCATCTTGCTTCGTCTCAAGGTGGCCGGTCATGTAGATGATCTTATCTAAGCCAGCAAGAACACGACATACGTTGGTAAAGGTGACCATCTGTGGGCCGTAATCATCCTGCTGAGGCCATCCACTTCGGCCATTAATCGCCATAACTCGATCCATGATAAGGTCAAGGAACGTCGTAGCTGAATCCATTCCAATAACGTCATATTGATCAAAGAATCCAGATGAAAGCTTAGCGTCAAAGTCTTTCTCCCATTTCAGGAAAATGTCACTAGCATAGTTGGTTGCTTTGTCTCCCTTGTCCTTGGAAAGGGAACGCACGGAGAGGTTCAGCTTGTCTGGCAGGAACTCTTCATAGTCTACATCATGACCTTGGATGGAGAGGATAGCATTTGCATCGAACAGGTACATGAACTTCTTACCGGGCAGCGTAAGGAATTGGGTAGTCTTACCCGCACCAGTGTTGCCAAGCATGAGAAACTTGCGCTTGGATGTTGAGGCAGCGGTGAGTGCGTTAGGCATCATCTACTCCAAGAGCATAAGCCATTTCTTTCATGTGTACGTCTGCTTCAGCCCGAAGCAATTCTAGTATCTCTTTGATAGTTGCTGTTGAGATTGGAACGCGGAAGCTGAAGTTCTTATATGTGTACTCAGCTTCTCCTGTTGTAGTGCCCGCTTCCCCAAAGAATGGGGATTGACTACTTATGTGCATCCGTACAAACTTCACTTGTATTCTCCTTGGTTTGTTGTACTAGTTTGTCAAGTCCCAGAACCGAGAACGGTTCCCACTTGCTTTCCTTATAACCTGACGGTGGCCCATCCAACTGTGTTGGGTCAGGACAATGGCGGCAGATGTCAAGGAATGGGCAGGTTCCGTACTTACCATGACAACTCTCCTCGTTCTTCGGGAAGGTGCCGTTGGTTAGTTTGCCAACCGCCTTGTACTGCTCAATATCATTCTCGACGCGGGTAATCCAGTTCTTCGTATCACCCAGCCATTCAACCAGCAGGGGGATGGGATGGGAGACTGGAATGAATTTAAACTTGTCGTGTACCTTCTTATGTACCAGCGCACCATCTACCCACACACCGTCGAGACCCTTAAAGTATAAGCTACCACCGAACTCATAACCTTTAACCTGTGAGCTACTATGCCACTGATCCGACCACGCAGGATTGAACCCACCATCTACACGGTAGTCACTGGTAGTTTTATGTTCAAGGATTACTTTGTTTTGGTTCCACTGGATTACCTTATCCAGCTTGCCAATGTACCAGCGGTCTGCGAGACCGGGAATGGGAACAGCGAAGGGCTGCTCAATAGCAATGACGTCAGTCTCGCTGAGCATCCGAGCGCGCTGGGTTGCATAGTTGTAATACATTTCCTTGGCAACGCCGGGAGTACGCATCCCGAAAACTTCCTGCATTTCCAACGACAGTGGATACGCAAAGCCTTCTTTCTTCCATGTATCTACAAATCCGTCAAAGGCCAATGCCGCAAGGTCAAGTGCATTGAATTGCTTGCCAACCTTCCACATAACGTCCATGCCAGCGTGCCAAGCGGAACCAAAGACA